ATTATTCAGCAAATGCAGCGAAGACTTTTAAATTTACAGGATTAAATATTGCGGTCAACGGAACTGATTTTTGGACTGTTAAAATATTAACACCTACATGGGTTACTAATCCAACAAGTGTAAGATACGGAATAAGAATAAAGACAATATGAATTTATATTACGAAATAAAATTAGAACATGGTAAATATAATATTTACTATTTCGGTGGCGAATATGATGGATTAAAAGAATTTTACGCTTATGAATTAAGCGAACCACAAACAATAATTAGATACGGTTATAAACAAAAAATAAATTAAAATAAAATGATAACATTCGCAAATAGAGCTGGAGTTTCAGGGGGTTCTGAATTAATAGCAGATACAGTAGCAAGAACAGGTGAACAAATATGTGCTTTTTACGTTCGTGAAGATACGGTTATTTCTGTAGCAACTGGAGGCGGTAAAAATTACCTAACTATACTTGGAATAAGTGGAAAAACTTTAAAAGCTGGTGACTGGTATTATTTACCTTATTTTGAATATATAACAGCAATTACTTTAACAAGCGGAAGTATAATTGCTCATTTAGAAAAAAATATATGATAGGAATATCAAATAGTATATTTAAAGCAAATGTAAAGATAAGTGACGGTGCTTTGTATGATGCGGATGCACAGGCTTATTTTACAGCAAATACTTCAATAACAAGTGCAGCTGATAAAACTGCAATTAATGACTTTTATTTAGGTTTAAAAACAGACGGTATTTATTCTAAATTAAAAGTAATGAATTTACCTATTTGGGGTAGTGCTTCAAGTAGTAAATGGAATTTAATTAATCCATTAGATACGGATGCTGCATTTAGAGCTGTTTATTCAACTGGCTTTACATTTTCAAGTGGAGGTATGACTGGCAATGGAACGAGTGCATACGTTGATATATTTTTTACACCGAATGCTGTAGTTACACAAAATTCTTTTGCCTATGGTTTTTATTCACGAACATCAAGAGCAGGTAGTAATACTATTAATGCTATGGGTATTGACCAAACAACAATAAGAAGTCGTTTAAATTTAAGGGTTGGTAGTGGTACAGCAATGACCGCATCTATTAATGGCTCTGATAATAGTACATTTGCTGTTTCTGATTCAAAAGGATTTTATCAAGTTAGTAGAACAACAAGTACATCAATAAATAGAGGTGTTAATACTTATACAAATGTTGCAAATAATTCAACAGGTATTAATAGCATAAAGTTTTACGTTTGTGCTATAAATCAAAATGGAAGTGTTGCAAGTTATGAGACAGCTCAATGTGCTTTTTTTTACTTAGCAAACGGATTAACAATAGCCGAAATGGATAATTTTAAAACACGTGTAAATACATTAATGACTTACTTTGGAATAAACGTATAACATGGAATATTACGGTAGAATAGTTACAAACCAAACAGCAAATGAATTACAAGGAGTATTTTTTGATGCTGATACTTTTTTTAATTTCGTTCAAGATATTAACGGAGTTTACTTTTTATTTTTAAGTGAACAGGATGAAATTGATATTGCGAAAACAGAATACAATTATTTATTACAAATACCATTAAGCCAATACACACCACCAAATAATTAACAATGAAAGAATTATTAGAACTAATCAAAAAATACGGAGCTACTGCAGTTTTGGTAGCTTGGTTGTTTCACACCAATTATCGAGTTGCAACCTTAGAACACAAATTGTATAAGTGTTTAGAAGAGGATAAATTTGAAAGAGAAGAGCAAAAAAGAATGAGTGAAGCTATTTTACCAAAAGAAACAAATTATGAAACTAAAAGTAGTTAGGGAAACAAAAACAGAGGTATCGACAATAGGAAAACTTTTCGTAAATGATAAGTTTTTTTGCTTTACACTTGAAGATAAGGATAGAGGATTGAAACAAACAGATACTTTAATTTATATTCAGGCTAAAAAAATATTTGGAGTTACTGCAATTCCCTCGGGCAGTTATGATTTAATAGTTAATCAAAGTCCTAAGTTTAAAAGAATGTTACCTCGTATTCTTAATATAAAAGGTTTTGACGGAGTTTTATTGCATAGAGGTAATTCGGCAGACCATTCACTTGGATGTATCTTAGTAGGCTATAAAAAAGGGGATAACGCTATATTTGAAAGCACAAAGGCTGAAAGTGATTTAGTTGCTTTGCTTACATCGGTAAATGAAAAACATTCGATTGAGATAGTATAAAAAAAGCCTTGCTATAAATAACAAGGCTCCCTAACTAATTAATTTTAACACAAAGAAAAAAGAACGTCCACAAATATAATACAATGCCAAACATTTTCCAAAAAATATTTTCAGGCGGTGCCGGTGACTTAGTAGATAAAGTTGCTGGTGCTGTAGATAGGTTCGTTCAAACAAAAGAAGAAAAGGCTGAAGCTCAAATTGAATTACAAAAAGTTATTAATTCACATTTACAAGTAATGGAACAGGAAGTTACAAAGCAAATGGAAATTCAGCAAAAGGAAATGGATTCTGCAAGGAATAGAGAAATTCAAATTGCAGTTGCAGACAAAGCACCATTATTGAATAAGATAGTTACTCCAATATTAGCGTTATCAGTTATTGCATTAACATTTGCTTTATTTTACATATTAATGTTTAAGCAAGTAGGAGCTGAAAAGGATATTATTATTTATGTTTTAGGCGTATTAAGTGCTGTATGTACTCAAGTTGTGAGTTACTACTTCGGGTCCAGTCAAGGATCAGCACAAAAGCAAAGTCAAATCGACAAGTTTTTAAAGTAATATTATATAAAAAAAGGTCTTATAGTAATTACACCAACTGCAAAACCTGATGCAAAAGCAAAAGCAATAATAGCACGTTGTTTTATTGTTTTAACTTCAATAGTATAATGATTAAGCGGTAAGCATAGAAAAGGGTTTATAAAAACCATTAATATCATTCCAAGCCAGTTTTTATCAACTAAATACCTAAAAGACGCAATACCATTAGCTTCAAGTATTAATGCTGAAAAGAATATAATTAAAAGTTTCCAAACTTTAATATCATAAATAGTTTTATTCATAAAACAAAGGTAAAAAATAATTGATTTGATTGTCAATTAGTTATAATTTATTTTTTATTGTTTTGCTGTTGTATTAATATTTTATATATATTTGCTGAAAATTAATATTTATGATAATAACACAAAACATTGAAAAATTGCTTACTTTATATCGCGAGTACGGTGATATAAAAGCCATTATAGAAATGGCAGAGCAAAAAGGAATCAGTACGAATAGAGTTACAATTTCAAATTGCCTTAATGGTAAACATTGCAACTCAAAGATAATTCAATTAATCGGTGACTATTATACCGACAAACAAACTAAATTACAAAGCTATGGTAAGTAAAAGAGTAGAACACATTTTGGCAATGATTAACCAAAAAGAAAGTGAGTTGTTAAGTTTATGCGAGCAGTATTACGACCTTAATATTAGGGATATGTTTACTGGAGAAATATCGAATAAGATTAACGATTTAATGTTGGAAATGGATATGTTAACTAAAAACCTTTTGAATTATGAAAATCCAGTAACAAACAAATAATTTTAAAGATGATAACTAATTTTGAAAAAATAACAGCTGAATTAAATGAAATTGAATTATCAATATTGCCATTAGTAATTGATTATTTTTCTATTTATTCTAAAAACAAACCTATTAAAGAGCCTGAATTTGTAAGAATATTTAATGAAAAAAATTTAGGAGTTAAATTGAACGGAGTAAGATTAAGAAAGTTAGTTAATTATATTAGAGCCAATGGCATAGTACCTTTAATAGCTACATCAAAAGGTTATTACATTAGTTATGATAAAAAAGAAATTGAAACACAAATCAAATCTTTATATCAAAGAGCATCAAGTATTAAGAATTGTGCTAATGGTTTATCTAATTTTTTAAAAGAGGATTTAATAGTTAGTCAATCAAATCAAATCAAATTAAACATTTAACCAATAAAAAACAAAAACATGGAAACTAAACTAAACAGCGGAGTAGCGTTTAAGAATGCTAAAAAGACAAATGAGAAACAACCTGACTGGACAGGAACAATTAATGCAAATGGCAAAGATATGCAAGTTAGTGTATGGGTAAAAGAAAGCCAAAAAGGAGTTAAGTATTTATCTTTTGCTTTACAGGAACCATATAAAAAAGAAAAAAATAATCTTACACAAAGTGCAAGTAACTTTATGCCAAATGATTTTAGGATTGATTCACACGATGACTTATTTTAATTTAAACACAAAGAAAAATGAAAGTAACAGTAGAAAAAACAGAAAAGGTTGAAATAGAGGTGCAACTACCTTTATTCACAAAAGACAAAGAGCGTTATTATAAGATTGAGGAAAACAAAACAACTATAATATGCTTATGGTCAAATGAGGTAAGCGTAAAGATAACTGAGTTTGCAATGAGTTATCCATGCGGTTATGAGCAAATCACAGAGGAACAATTTAACAAAGTAAGAAACAAAGCAAAGCAATTTATATGAAAACTAAAGAACAAACACAGGAAAAAGAATTAAGCATTAACGAGCGTTTAATAGCAATTCAAAACGAGTTAAAAGTGCCAAAAGGAAATTATAACTCATTTGGTAAATACAAGTATAGAAGTGCAGAAGATATTTTAGAAGCTGTAAAACAACTTTTAAATAAATACGAATTAGCCTTATTATTAACCGATGAAGTAGTAATTTATGGAAATAAATTATTTATTAAATCAACCGCAAATATATCAACTAATTGCAATAGCATATCAGTAAATGGCTTTGCGGAAATGAGCGAACATAAAGGTATGAGTAGTGAACAATGCACTGGCACAGCTTCAAGTTACGCTCGTAAATACGCTTTAAATGGTTTATTCTTAATTGATGAAACAGAAAGTGATGCTGACCATGACAATAAAAAAGAAATACCTAAAAAACCTATTTTAAATGCAGATACAGAGCAGTTTGGTAAAGCGGTTGAGTACTTAATGAAAGGTGGCTCAATCGAAGCTATAAAGCAAAAATATGAAGTAAGTCAGGAAGTAGAAACTAAACTAATAAAGTCAATCTAATGGAAAGCACAATAGAAATATATTCACCTGAATGGTTTATAAACCGACAAGGTAATTTCACCGGGAGTGAGGTCTGGCGCCTAATGACTGAAGCACGTTCTAAAAAGTACGTGCTATCTAAAACAGCAGAAACTTACATACTCGAAAAGGTATGGGAAAAATTAAGTGGTGAGGTTAAACAAGGCATTAATAACTTTGCAACTGAATGGGGAAACGAACATGAACCAACTGCTAAAAAGTTTTATTCATCTGTAACTGGCAATGAAGTTAAAGATAGCTTAATGCTTTACTCAAATGAAATAGATGGCTTAACAGGCAGTCCAGATGGATTAGTAGGCGAAGATGGGTTAATTGAAATAAAGTGCCCTTACAATGGCGCTAATCACTTAAAGCATTGCTTTATAAATAATGATGAAACTTTCTTAAGTGAACAGCCTGAATACTATTACCAAATGCAATGCTATATGTTATTATCAGGCAGAAAATGGTGTGATTTCGTTTCTTTCGATCCTCGTATTATTTCTGACTTAGGATTGTTTATTTATCGAGTAAATTCGAATGAAGAGGTAATTGAAAAGATGACTGAGAAAGTTAAGTTAGCAAGGGAACTATTTAATCAATATTTTGAATCATTTAATGGAAAAAAATAATTAAAACAATGGAACACAAAATCATAAACACAGGAGATTATCTGCTAATAGTAGATGAATCAGAGATTAAAGATGGAGAATGGGTATATGTAATTGATGAAAATTTTTTAGCAAGATATTTTTATAATCTTAATAGCAATTATAAAAAGGTAATTAGTCATTTACCAGTCAACAACTCACCAATACTTGAAGGTGTAGATTTGTTACCCCCTATGCCATATGAACCTCAAGAAGCATTTGAAGAAGCAAATAAAAATAATACAGCAGGTATTTTTGGTACAAAAAACAATCCAAATGCTGATATATTTTTCAAACAAGGTTACAAAAAAGCCAAAGAGAAGTATAAGTACACAGAGGAGGATTTGATGAAGGCGATTGATATGACAAGAGAATATACTCCAGATGTAGTTGGATTTACAAAAGATGAAATCATACAATCCCTTAATCAACCCAAGATGCCTGTTAAGTTTGTGTGCGAGATGAAAAAAGATTATAGAAAAAATGATGATGGTGAACCAATAGGTTTACCTGTGCATGAAACTTATAAACCTAAAACAACAACTAACTCACAAGGTATTATTCAATGGGTAGGAGAATATATTTATTAAACAACTAAAAACAAATAAATATGAAAAAACAAACAGCAGTAGAATGGTTCATTGAGCAATTAACTAAAAATCCTCTACCTCAAAGTAAAGATGAATTTATAGATGGAGATTTAGTAGATATTATAAATAAAGCCAAAGAAATGGAAAAGCAGCAGATTATTGATGCT